GGCCTATGCCGGTTTATGGCGTCCCTGGTCTTATCGACCACTTCTAACTATTGGGGGCTTCGGCCCTCTTTCCCTGGAGGGAAAAAAAATGGGCTTCTTTTCCGGCGGTATCGGTTCTGCTATCTCTTCTGCGTTTGGTTCTTCTGCTGCTTCTGCTTATGGGCAATACACGGCTAACAAGACCAATATGCAAATCGCAGAAGATCAAATGGCGTTCCAGGAACGCATGTCATCAACTGCTCACCAGCGGGAAGTTGCTGATCTCAAAAAGGCCGGTCTTAATCCAATTCTCTCCGCCACTGGCGGACCTGGTGCTTCATCACCGCCTGGTGCTACTACTCGAGTCGAAAGCGTTACTGGTGAAGCCGTCGCTACTGCGCTCGAAGCACTCCGTACCGTCACCCAGGCAATGCTTACTAAAGAGCAAACATCTAAAACCGCTGTGGAAACTCAAGCGGTTAAAGAAACCATCCCTCTCACTCAAGAGCAGGTTAAAAAAACTGCTCAAGACACGTCTACTTCCAAATCAACCGAGCAACTGCTCAAAGTACAACGGACTAACACCCTCCAATCTACTATTACATCTGCTGCCCAGGCTCAACTTCTTAAAAATCAAAATCTCACTGAAACTCAAAAACAAAATCTACTCAAAATGGATATACAAACTGCCCAGGCAAAGCTTAAAACTTATGTCATGGAGGGTAAGGTGTCCGAAACTCAATATGGTCAATTAATGGAATATGCGAAACGCGCTAAAAATATTCCTGACGTATTTCCTTCTATCAATTCTGCAAAACGCTTCTTTCAAAAACATGGCCGTTAATTCCAGATGAAAAAAAAGCCGGGAATCCTTACCGGCTTTTTGTTTCATCAGCCCCCATTACCTGGAGCCTCAAAAATGTCTTATAACCCTGACTACCGTACTCCCTTCATCTCTTCAAAAACTCCTTTCTGCTCTGCTTACTCTGTCAAACCTCAAACCCCTATCGTCTTCCCCGAAAACTCTCCCCACACTCGTCAGGAATTCAAATCTGAATCTGACATTAATACCATCATGGCCCAGTACATGCGTACCGGCGAACTGCCACAAATCAACCTCGTCGCGCCTCAGTATCTTGAGCTCGACGGCTCTTCCTTCCAGGAGCACATGCAGTTCGTCGCAGACGCTCAAAACCTCTTTAACGAACTGCCTTCGCAGGTTCGTACTCGTTTCGAAAACGATCCCGGCGCATTCCTCGACTTCTGCGCCGACCCAAATAACCGTCCAGAACTTGCTAGGATGGGTCTTCTTTCAACGGAAGCGACCCGAGCTATGCTCACCCCTAGCCCTCCTTCTGCAACGCCTCCTAACGCGCCTCTGGCGCCTCCGGTCATTCCTCCCGCTCTCTAACCTTCCGACCGCCCGTGATATTGCTTCCTTGATGTCAATATCACAGGTGACACCAAATCTCACTTTGGGGTAACCTAAAAATGAACCTCCTGGTTCTAATCCTCATCCTTTGGAGCTTTCATCATGAAACGACACAAGATGTCCCGCGGGTCGAGCAAACGGTTGTTCTCGAAAACCGCTTCTCAGACCCACAAAAAAAATGTCTCCGGCTCTCCGATGCGGGGCGGGATTCGCCTGTAGGTGATTCCCATGCCCTGCTTCCATCCGGTGACTGCTTGGAAATCCAAGCACCCTAATCCGAGCGGGAAGCGTTCCTTGGTCTTCTCCAGGGACAAAGGCGCTCCTTGCTCGGAACTTCAAATCCCATGCGGCGGCTGTATCGGCTGCCGTATGGATCGGTCTCGTCAATGGATGCTCAGGCTTATGCATGAAGCTAAATACCATGAACAAAAAGCGTTCCTGACGCTTACCTACGATGACCTCCACCTCCCGGAAAATGGCTCTCTGGACAAGACCCATTTCCAAAAATTTATGAAACGTCTTCGCAAAGAACACGGCGGCAAACTCCGCTACTTCATGTGCGGCGAATATGGCGATACAACCGATCGCCCTCACTATCACGCAATCCTTTATGGTTGCGATTTCTCCGACCGCACCAAATACAAAACTTCTGCCCAGGGCGAACAGCTCTGGAAATCTGAAACTCTCGACCGTATCTGGTCGCACGGCCTCTGCTCAATTGGGGCCGTGACTCCTGAATCGTGCGGCTATGTCGCACGCTACATAATGAAAAAAGTGACTGGCGATCTCGCCCAGGAACATTATTCCCGGATCAATCCCGTAACTGGCGAATGGTATCTACTCCGTCCGGAGTATGTGTCCATGAGTCTCAAACCTGGTATAGGAGCTACTTTTTATGATGAATACAAAACCGATCTTTATCCGGCGGATTCTGCAATATCTAAGGGGAAACAAATGCCGGTTCCCAAGTATTACGACCGGCGTCTCGAAAAAGAAAACCCTCAGCTTCTGGAGCACCTCAAAGCGCGAAGAAAAGCGCGTGCTCTCAAAAATAAAGCTGATAACACCCCTGAACGGCTCGCCGTTCGAAAACTGATTCTCCAATCCAAATCTAAAATGCTTACGAGGTGTCTCTAATGCAACTTCCTGTTCTGGCTGTCTTCGATGATAAAACCAAAGTTTTCTGTTCTCCTTTCACTGCTCAAACAATCTCTGCCGCATTGCGTGACTTCGCTTATGCGGCGAACGACCTTGATTCTAATATTGGTCGTTATCCCTCTGACTTCTCTCTGTTTCATATCGGCAATTATGACGATGAAACTGCTACCTTAATTCCGCTCACCATGTCTTCCTTGGGCACTGCCATTCAGTTCGTACAACAAACCGAGGTTACTCAAAATGTTTAATGCAAAATCCCATAAGCATCCTTCTGTCATGGCTCACCAGTTTTCCCGTGTGCCTAAAGCGGAAATTCCGCGTTCTTCCTTTGACCGTTCTCACGGTTTTAAAACCACGCTCGACGCTGGTTATCTGGTGCCTATTCTCGTTGACGAGGCTCTTCCAGGGGATACTTTCAACGTCAAAATGACCGGCTTTGCACGGCTCGCCACGCCCATTTTTCCGATCATGGATAATATGTTTATGGAGACTCAATTCTTCTCCGTTCCTATTCGTCTGGTCTGGGACAACTGGCAAAAATTCAATGGCGAGCAAAAAAATCCTGGCGACTCTACGGATTTCACTATTCCGCAAATGATCGCTCCTGCTGGTGGCTATCAAACCAGCTCATTGTCCGATTATTTCGGACTGCCAACCGGCGTCGCCGGTTTCTCCCACTCTGCTCTTTGGCATCGGGCCTATAACCTCATTTACAACGAGTGGTATCGCGATCAGAACATGATTGACTCTGTCCTGGTTCCTACAGGCGATGGCCCCGATCTTTCTACAGACTTCAAACTTCTTCGGCGCGGTAAGCGCCATGATTACTTCACTTCCGCCCTTCCCTGGCCTCAAAAAGGTCCAGGTGTAACTATTCCCCTGGGCGGTGCTGCTCCTGTTATCGGCCTGGGTAAAGGTAATCAATCCTTCCAGGCAACTCCCACTAACGTTTATGAAACTAACGGCGCTGCCGTTACTTCGTATGCCTCGCAACGCAAAATTGATCCAGGTAACGTCAACAATGAATTCTATGTTGAAGAAGATCCGACCAATCCTGGCTTCCCTGGCGTTTATGCCGATCTCTCGGAAGCAACTGCGGCAACTATCAATAGCCTCCGCCAGGCTTTCCAAATTCAAAAAATCTACGAACGTGACGCCCGTGGTGGCACTCGTTATACCGAGTTGATCAAATCTCACTTCGGCGTTTCTTCTCCTGACGCTCGTCTTCAGCGGCCCGAATATCTCGGCGGCGGTTCTTCGCCGGTCAATATTTCTCCTATCCCTCAAACTGCACCAACTGGTGCTTATGCTGAAACTCCCATGGGTAACCTTGCCGGTATCGGCACAGCCGTTCTTAATCAACACGGGTTTACTGCTTCCTTTACCGAACATTGCCTGATCATTGGCATTGTTTCGGTTCGCGCCGACCTGACCTATCAACAGGGCATGAACCGCATGTGGTCGCGCAAAACTCGCTTCGATTTCTATTGGCCCGCTCTGTCGCATATTGGCGAACAGGCCATTCTGCAAAAGGAAATCTTCACTGACGGCATTCCTGCCAATGACGAAAAAGTCTTTGGCTATCAAGAACGGTATGCTGAATACCGCTATAAGCCGTCTCAAATCACTGGACTCTTCCGCTCCCAGGCTGCTCAATCTTTGGACGCCTGGCACCTCGCCCAGGATTTTGCGAATGCTCCTGTCCTGGATGAATCGTTCATTAATGAGGACCCTCCGCTTGACCGTGTTATTGCGGTCACTACGGAACCCCATTTCCTTTTCGATTCCTACTTCTCTATGCGCTGCGCTCGGCCTATGCCGGTTTATGGCGTCCCTGGTCTAATCGACCACTTCTAACTATTGGGGGCTTCGGCCCCCTTTCCCTGGGAGGGAAAAAAAATGGGTTTCTTATCTGGTGCTGTCGGTAAAATCGTCGGCAAAGTTGCTGGCCCAGCCATTGGCGGGATCAGCTCTGCACTTGGTGCAATGAATGCCAATGCCGCCAATGCTTCGCTCTCACAGCGTCAAATGGACTGGCAAGAACGCATGTCCTCAACTGCCCATCAGCGGGAAGTCGCTGACTTACGCGCTGCCGGCTTAAATCCAATTCTCTCCGGCACCGGTGGTGCCGGCTCATCTACGCCTTCTGGCGGTTCTACTCCGTCACAGGAAAATATCGGTACTGCTGGCGTTTCTTCTGCTCTTGAAGCACTCGCCACCATTACAAATACCGAACTAACCAAGGCTCAAGCCGAAAAATCCCTGGCCGATGCGGAAGTCTCTCGAGAGA